TTCATCATAGCCATGTGTTTATTAGTATGATGTTTTTTATGTCTTTTTAAAGTATCTTTTTGTCTTTTAGTTAGTTCTTTCATTTTTTTTTCTTTTTCTTTTTAAGTGCTTTAAAGTCAGCACCTGTTATTTTATCAAAAGGTGCAGCCATTCTAGCAATCACCATTTGTTTCTTACTGTACTTTTTATTTTTACCTTTAGGCATAATATATAACCCTCCAACATTCCCAACTGACTAGCAGTTACTCCTAATTGTTAATATCTACTCATCATTTTCTTTTTTTTCTTTTTAGACTTCTTCTTCTTTTTCTTCATTGGTTTTTTTCCGTACATAGTTTTCTCCTTTTTTTTATATTAACAGTTCCATTTTCTTAATGCCTTGTTAATTCTTGAATTTGGATCATTAGCAACTTTAGCAGAAGTTAATCTTTTTTTCATACCTTTCATTCTAGCACAAAATGATTTTCTTCTTTTTGCTGCCTTTGAGCCTTTTTTTAATTTAGATGGTTTAGTAGTAACAGGTGCTTTTAAATTACCACCAGTTGATCTGTTATAAGATGCTCTGCCTTTTGCATTAAGACCACCTGATTTAGATTTACCTTCTTTTCTTTGCCATGCTGGTGTTTTAGCCATCTTCTAATTTTACTCCATCAAAGTATTTATATTCATATTCTACAACTCTGCAATCATGTTTTTTACGCATAGACTTTTGTTTATCCTTAAATTCTATAGCTTTTTTTTCTGTTTCAAAGATAGTGTTTGTAAACATTGTATGCAAATCACTGTCTTTTTTCCATACTACACAATACATTATGTATTTTTTTCTATAACTTCTTCGTTACATATAAATTTTATATATATTTTGTTTTTATTAACATCTTCATAACCAATCTCCTCTAGCTTTAAGATTGATTCATAATTTCCAGCTATCATACAAGAATAACCATCTACAAATAAATCTGGGTATCTGTAAGGTGGCAAACAAGTATTTGCTACAGCAGAACACATTATTAAATTTAATACAAAATTCATTCTTTATCTTTTATTTTTTTTAACTGATCCTCAAGTTCAGTTATTTTTTTATTTGCATCTAGTAGGTCTTGTTGAGAATGCTCTAGTTTTTGCAAACATCTTTTGTTCGCAGAATCTTTAGACTTACCTGCGTCTTGCAATTCTGCAACCTCTTGTTTAAGGATTCTTACCTGATCCTTATATTCGTTAATCAAATCAATGTCGGACATTAATTATTTTTTATTGTTTTTAAAAATCTGTGTACCCTTAATTCCATAAATACTTGCGACCACCAAAATCCACAAATTTGTGAACCATGAAGGGAGCTGTTGGAATTGTTCAAAGAACTCTTTTATTTTTTCAGACGCAGCAGGATCTTCGCTGAAGACCCCATAGGCAATCACTAAAATTGGCAGAGTTAAAACGACCAAAACGAATTCGTCTTTCCAGTCTGATTGCCTTGCCTCTAAAAGTTTGCCACTGTATTCAAGTTCTCCTTTTGCCATCTTTTCTGCATGAGCTGCCTGAGCATCTGCCATACGCATTTTAGTTTCTTGTTTCTTTTTATAAATATGCGTACCTGCATTCAAAGCTAATTTAACTGCACTAAACCACATTATGCACCTCTCATCTTTTCTGCTAGTTTTTTTGCTCTGTTAGGAGTTTGTTTAGCCCAAAGAGAATCCATCATTTGAAAACTAGCTTCGCCATAATCTTCTCTATCCAAAGCCTTCCACATATTTTTAAACTTAGATACACCACCTTCTCCGATTTGGTAAACCATATTAATAATTACTTGCTTTGCAGTGTTGTTAATTGATCTTTCTCCTATCAATCTTTCGGCTGCATTTAGTGTTCTTTGAAAATCTCTTTCAAATACAAGTTCACCTTCTTCCTTAGAATATTCAACACCATGCTCATATTGATCTTCAGGTGTTATCTTATGTCCATAGAATATAGTATCAAAGCCTTCACTACATTTGTAAATCTTAGGTACATACCCTTCACAAATTTTTATTTCTTCTTTTACTTCTTCGTACATATTTTTTCTCCAAGTTCATTGTTAATCTTATTCGCCATCGCCAAACAAAAGCATATAATTTTCTGCACAAATATTCTAGTTTTATCAGTATATATTCCATAGCCAAACCTCATAAAATCCTTAATGTTTGCACCCCTCACAATTACATAGTTCTTGATCGAAGCTATTAATATGTAAATCGTCTTTGCAATGACAATCGCACTTGCAATCTTTACATCTCTTTTTTCTTTTCTTTGGTTTAGGAAAGAATACCCTGTCCAAGTGTTCAGAGAACTTATCTAATAAACCAAAAAAACTGTATATAATTTTATCTATCATTCTAGTATTAATTTCTTAATGCTTTTACTACCATCTATATTTAATTCTAATTCTGCCATTGACTTTATGCACTGATACTGAACATTTTTATTTTTATTTGTTCTCATTGCAATCCTTTTACCTTTTAAACAATTAGACATAGACTCTTGTATTCTATGTTCTTTGATCTCTCCATTGACAATCATAAGTAAAGCTATAATTAACTCTGTCATAATATCTTACCTTTGTTTTGTCCTTGTTTAATTACATATTTTTGTGTACCATATTTGCCAATTTCTACTTCTTTTTTTAAATTTTTTACAAAGTTCATTTGTTTGGCTTTCTTTTCCATATCATTAATATACTCAACTAATTTTCTAGTAATTCTTTCCATTTTCTCTAACCTTATCTTTTAGTTCTTCAATATCAGCTAATGCTTTATTTAATTGTTCTCTTAAAAATTCTATATTGACTTTGTTAGTCATGTTCATCTCTTGAGTTTCTTCCATTTTTTCTACAGATTTATAAAGGTCTTCCAAAAGGAAATGTTGCTCTTGATCTACAGGTACTTGCTCTGATTTCTTAAGCAAATCATTTTCAAATAATTCTCTTGATGTTTCTAACGATACTAACCTAGCAGTCAGTTCGGTATAAGCAAAAACTCCAGCAGCTACCAATAAAATCAAAGAAGCTACTGTCTTCATCGGCATTTGCACAGCAGCCGATTCTGATATGTTAAGTGGTTTATTTTTCATAATCTACCATAAATAATTTTATACCTAGTTTCTTTTGTTCTTTAGTAGGACTTCTGCAAATCTTGTAAGAACCTTTAGGTTTATCTTTTAAACTTTTACCTTTTTTTGTTTTTCTATAGGTTATAGTTTTTATATCAATGAGTGTTATTTTACCATTTTTGTCAACGATAACAATGTCAAAAGGACAAGCAGGATCTACAGATTTAGCAACAAAATAACCTTCTTTGGTTAGTTTTGCTATGGTTTCATATTCACCAACAGTGCCTTTTATTGAAGTTTTTTTTTGTCTTTCAGAGATTAGTTTATCAGGTTTATAACCAGATTTGCTAGACTTGTCAGACCTAATGCTGCTACGAACCATAAGATTTTGTAGATGTTATTGATTCTTAAGTTTAAATGGTGCAAATGGTTATCCCTAATTACATCAATTTTGTGGTGGATTAGTTTTAGCTCACCTTCAAGTTTGATAATTTTTTTTTCGTTTTCTTGAGGTAAGTTATCCATGATATTATCCTTGAGTAGGATCTAAAAAGATCATTCCATTTAATTTACCTAAAATATAAGCAGCTTCTGCTGAACTTTTTTTAAGTGTTTTTAATTTGACTAAGTCTTTTAAAGATTCAGGGTTTAATATTGCATTTTTAAGTATTGCATTTGATGATCTTGTATAAATTCTTTTACCAGCAGTTAATAATCTACCAGTTGGAGTAAATTGACCAACTCTTGCTCTAATAATATCTGTGAAAAAATTACCATAAACACCCTCTCTTTGTAAAGAAGCAGGTGCTGTTCTTGAAGTAATTTGTAAAGCATCATTTAAAGTTTTTATATCTGACATAAATTTATTACCAAATATTTCTCTCATAGCAAACTGATAACCTTTCTCTCCTCCAGAACCATAAACATATTGTTTAAATCTTTCAGGACTAATAACATCCATTCCTAAACTACCACTTTTTACAGTAACTCTTTCATTTAAATCTTTCATTACATTTGTTTTAAATGCTTCAAATATTTCAGGATCTTTTTCTAAAATTTTTTTTAATTGTCTTATTTCACCGATGTTATTTGGTCTATATATTTTATTTACTAATTCACCAGGTGTAGAACTTTCTAATTTGCCTTCAAACGATCTGCTTAGATTTTTAATTAATGTATCTCTATTTTTTTCAATATTGTTAATTGTTTCTTGTAAACCACCAATTTTTTTTATTTTTTCATATTCTTTAGGACTAAAAAATATTTTTAATTTATCTTCAAAATTTTTTAAAAAAGTTTTGTGTTTGTTTACATTTACTTTACCATTATCAATTACTTCTTTTTTATAAAAATCATTTATTGAACTTTTGTAAGCCAACATAGCATCTGGATAATCTTTAATAACGTCATAAAGGTCATCTGCAACTTTTTTACTATTCAAACCTTTTTTGAAAGTAAGATCAAAAACAGCTTCATAACCATAAACTAATTGTTTATTTCTAATTTTCATAACATCAGCAATAATTGTATCGTCTAATTTAGATTTACCTTTTGCATATACATCATTAAAAATATCAAAAGCATTTACAAAAGAGTCAGGTGCATCTCTACGAACTTGTTTATTAATTTCACCAACCATAAATTTTAATGCACCAACATCTATATCCTCTGTTGTTAATCCTTTTTCACCTTTTCTAATTTGTCTATTTAAATAAGACATGGCATTTCTTAAAGTTGTAACTGGAGCATTTACTTTTCCTTCTAAAATATTTTTATTTTTAACATTTTTAACTAAACTAGATTCAGCAGAGTTAAAAATATTATCTTTACCTTGTTTTTGTAAAGTTTTTAAAGCATTGCCAATTATATCTGTTTGTATTTGTACTCCACCTGATGCTTCATTTAATTTTCTTAAAGCTGCATCTGAATTTTTTTTAAAAATTTTTCTTGTATCTTCAATAGCACTTCTAACATTAACACCTGTAGCAACTTTAGTGCCATTTGGTAATTCGTTTATAGTTTGATTTAACAAGTTTTGTGTGTTTTCTTGTTGTTTTATTAATGATTTTATTTGAGGTTCATTTCTTTTTCTAATTACACCTTGAACTAAATTGCCAAAGTCATATTGATTTTGATTTGTGTATAATCCTTTGGGATCAAATTCTGATCTTAACAAAGAAAAATAATCATTAAGAGCATTCATTTCATTTGTATTAGCTCTTTTAAAATCACCAACATAACCAAGCCTATTAGATTTTTCAAAAACTTCTTGAGCAGCCATAAGGTCTGGATCATTTAATGCTTGAGAAGTTTTAAATCTTAATTTTGTATTTAATTTTCCCTCAGTTAATTTATCATTTATGGTTTTTGCTATATCTTCAGCTTCTGTTTTTGTATTAACTAAATCTACAAAATCTTTACTTTGTATTCTTCCTTTAATTATATTATTAACACCTTTAATAATTTTAGCAGTACCCAAACCTCCATAACCAAACGCAGCAGATATTCCTGCGGTTTTAAATGCTTCATTTGCTAATTGAGTATCAGTTACTTCTGATCCATCAGGATTAGTTTTATTTATGTCATAAGCAACCTGACCTATTTTAAGTCTTGCATATTCACCAATACCTGCTGCTGCTGCACCTGCTGGTATTGCACCAGTTCCTATAAAAGGTGCAGTAAAAGCGGTAACAGCTAAATCAGGAATAATAACCATAGCATCACCTGCCATATCTCCAAAATCTCCAATCTCTACACCTGGTGCATCAACTAAAGCATATTGTTTTTTTTTAGGATTATAATATTCAAGTTGTCCAGTGTTAGCACCAATACGAACATCAATGTCTTGACCATATAATTTTGATAAAGAATTTTTTATTGCAAGAGCTTTTTGTTCAGGATTTATACCAAATGATCCACCCATTCTTGAAGATGCAGTTGCAGGATCATCAATCGAAATACCTGATCTCTCTGCAATCATACCTACTGTTGGTCTAAAATTTAAAAGTTCTCTACCACCTTCAGGTAAAAACATTTCATCATCAGGTGATATTAAATCTTGATTTTCAACTATTTCATCTGCTAAATTTGGGAAAGCATTTAAATAATAATCTTCTTCAGAAACTTTATCCTTGTAATATTTATCATAAATAGCATCTGCTAATTTTAAATCAGGAACATTAGCATAATAAGGATTTTCTTTTTTAATTTGTTCTATACTTTTTGGCATTTATAATCCTAAATTTAGGGGATCAATAGCAGATTTAGTTTCTTCTTTTTTTTTCTTTTTATCAAACATAGAAATATCACCACCAAGAGCTTTCATTTCTGCTTCTGCTCTAATACCTTCTTCTTTTAAAATATTATCTAATGATGCTGCAAAAACTTCTCTTGATCCACCAAAATTAATTCTGTTTAATTGTCTTAAAATATCACCTTCTGATAATCTTGGGTTGTTTGGTTCGGCTATTTTTGCCAAAGCATAACCTAAATTAATCACAGAACCTTTCATTGTAGCATAATTTTGAGCAGCTTTAGTAAAACCTTTAGATTCTAAATAATTATCAATAGCTTCTGTATTTTCTATTTGTAAAGTATCTTTTACTCCTAAACCCTCTGCCAACTGACTAAATTGATCTGATAAACCTTCAACTAATCCATATCCAGCTCCCACAGTTCCTGTTTTAGTTGCTGGTAATCTATTTTTCATGTCTGTTATAAAACCTTCTAAAACATTATATTGAGTTCCTATACCTGTAGCTTTGTCTTGTTTTTTTAAAATATTTCCATACTCTGTTACAGGAACTGAAGTGTACTCACCTGTGTTAGGATTTATTGTTGTTATCATACCAGTTCTTGCTGGTTCTAAACCTTTTTCTTTAATTTCAATATCTGTTGCAAAAACATTTTTTCCTGATTTAGGATCGTATGCTTGTTTTAAAGGTCTTGATTTTGGTGTCATCATTTTTTGAATTTGTGTTGTTTGTGCTACAGCAGGTAGTAAAGCAGAAAATGGATCTCTACCTTGAATACCTTGACCATAAATTGCAGAACCTAAAATAGCAGCTTGTGGTATATTATCCAATAACCCACCTTTTTGATTCATTGGTGTATTTAATAATCCTTGCAAATCTTCATATCTTTTTCTTAGTCTATCAATCATTATATTAATCCTCTTGTTCTCATGTAGTCTATATTAAAAGGGTTG